ATCAACTCCTAAATTTTGTTTTATGCTATCTAACAATGGTTTACTCATCATGTCTCGCATAATAGAGTTTGCATAGTTAGTTCTCTGTTTTGTTGAAAACGGATCTTGAGCAAAAGCTTTTATTTCATAATCTTTAGAAGATATACCATTTACTACTATATCTACAAACTTAGGTATAATAGGTACTGGTTTCCAGTCTAAATTTAAATAGCTTAAGTCACCATTAATTGATAACTCATCTTTATATTTTTGTACAGATTGTTCGCCACGAGCATATAATCTTAATCTATTAAAGTTTTGATAACCAGCGTTAAATTTACTGCTATTGACTTTTCCACCTCTAAACCATTCATACTCAATGGCTTGTCCTACTTTAAGACCATACTCAAAACTAAGCTTTTCTCCGAAAGGTACCACCTGACTTGGAAATGAACTGTTAGTACTTGTTTCAATCATTTATTAATTATTTTTGATTTATAACCTCTATTATCATATCTAGAAAAATTTAAATTTACTTTTTCTTTAATAATTTCGGCAACTGGTCTATATTTATTTTTATTGCAAGCCATAATAGCTAAGCCAGAACTTATTGAAGCATCGTGCTTTGTTCTGTTGTTTATGTTAAACGCTGCCCAGTCTTCTAGCGTTCGTTGAAAATACATTGTACCATATTGCTCGTTGTTGTAACCTACAAAACTTTCAATATAAGATTCAATTGCTGCCGCGTGTGCTTGTTTTACATCTTCACTTGAATTAGGTATACCACCTATTTCTTTTTCAGCAACTGAAAGCTTGTACATTGTTTTATCCGGACGATTCATTGAATAACCTCTATAACCTCTTCTTTTTAAATAATATAGTAATCTAGGTTTGTTATTTTCTGCTAATAACGGCATACCGTAAAAATATAAAGCCATTAAAACATCTTCAAAAAATGTCTCTGCTGTTTGTGGCCTTGCAATATATTCTAAAAAGAATAAATTAGGTGGACCATCCATTGTAAATTTTGTTAAACCATGAAGAGATCCTTTAGAACCTCTTCCATCAACAGTACCAGATATATCGTAACTATCACAACCAAAAGCACCCATATGCTCGTTTGCTGGATATTTTTTACCGTTTTTTATAATATGTCTATTTTGTTGGTGTGCGTCTGGAACCCATGAAATTAAAAATCTACCGTTTTTATTTGGAAAAAACTGTACGCTTGTATCTTTAATCCCACCTTCCCATTGAAAATTACCTTGAGTAATTACATTAGAATTTTTTAAGTCTTCGTTATAATCTATTTGTTGATAGATTTTAGTTAAATTAAATAAAGACTTTTTAGTTTCATCTCTGAACGCGTGTTTTTCAGTACGTGGAAACTGTCTATATAATTCATTAAGTGCGTCAGAATCATCCTTAAGGCCATCTACTTCATTGTCCCAGTGCTCAATAACCCCGATCTTAATCTTTTGACCATCGATTCCTTCAATCGCTTGTTCTGGAGTATCAAAGACAGGGTGTCCATAAGCATCAATGTATCCTTCGTAGTTCCATTCCATAGGTATGAACAAAGAATATAGTCCTGAGCTAGTCTGTCCATTGCGGTTTCTTTTGGTAACATCTGAGTCATAATAAAGTTTTTTGTAATTTCTACCACCTTTGTCAAGAGCATTGCTCGTTGAACCCATCATACATTTACCAATTATTCTACTACCTAGTCTTAATGTTGTTTTAGTAACTCTCCAGTTATTAAGAATATTCTCAGGTTTTTCCCATTTACCGGCTTCATCATGTACGAGTAAGGCAAGCTTTTCACCATCATAAGAGTTATCACCTGTATTTTTCCAGTCGATAGTTGTATCAAGCCCAACGATTTCTTCAAGCTGTTGATTTGTTTCAAGTTTTTTTCTTGTAAACCTAGAAGCTGGTACTCTGTAGGCAAGTTCTGTTTTAGGTCTGTCCATACCATCTTGTATGGGTTTAAAGAAAAATGGGTAGTTGACGGATATTGGTACGATTTTATCTGTAAACATTTTTTTAGCATCTGCACCTGACTTAGATAATACTCCAAATCTAGAGTCGCTAGATATTGTTGCGAGATTAACAGTCTCTCCTGATGCCATAAATGAAAATCCACTTCGTCTATTTTTAAGGTAGCACATCCCGTATGATCTTGTGTCTGCTTTGCAAGCTTCCCAAAATATAAAGAATAATCTATTTGCTTCCCTAAACTCAGCTTGTCCAACGTCAATCTTTGACCATTGGAGATACATGTAGTGAGTACCAGTAATATAGGTAGGAATACCTTTATTGTAAAACCAGAAACCTTCTTCTCTTCTTTTAAATTCTTCATCAATATAATCGTGTAATTGTTCTTTAAAAGCGTCTGGATATTCTTTCCAATCAAATATAGTTTTAATTTTCTTTAACTCTTTTTTACGCTCAAACACTTCCCAGTATTGTTCTAGCTTTTTATTTGATCTTTTGTATACGTTATTTTTAAAAGGTAAAGCTATACGTAAATTTTGTATTTCATATATTTCACCTATTTGTCCTGTTTTTGATATAATTATAATATCATAATCAGAATTATAACCGTATTTCCATTTTTTATTTTTGTTAAACCTTTTAATAACATGTTCTTTAATTGGTTCAACTATTTTATATAATGTTTGTTTATACATTATTTAGATCTTCTTTCTGCAAAACCACCAAAAGAAGTTTGTTTTTTTTCTGCAGGTTTGTTATCTAATATATTTTCTTCTTCTTGAATACGTGTCAAAATTTCAAACGCATCAAATATTGCAAGCTTTTTAGTTGCCGCAGCATTTTTTAATCTATCAGCAGATATATCATCGTCAGAATCAACAATAGGTTCTTTCGCTACCTTAATTAATTCTTCAACTGCTTTCTGCCCAGCTTGGATTATATTCTTCTTCGTTTCCTTGACGTTCATATTTAATTACAATATCATTAGATTTCATACAATAAAGACGTTTGTTTTCTACAACAAAGTCATATTCACCAAAGGGTTTATAACCTACAAGGTCTCCCTCGGTTATTCCTAGCGCTTCTAAGGAGTTATTACCGTATTTTAGTATACCAATAAGGCTTTGCTCTAAAGAAGCATTAATTTCATCATTGTTTTTTATTGGTGCTATAAAACATCTATCACCAAAAGACTGCCATTTGTTATTTTTTTTATATAAATATATTTGATCTAATTGTACAAAATATAAATTATTTTTAAAATAAGCTCGACTATTTTTTTCTTTACCTTTAATATCATAAAACCTTCTAAATACATTATGATGAATCATTACTAAGTCACCTGGTTTTATACTTGTTTTATAAGCTAAAGGTGTTGATATAACTTTACCTATATTATTTACAGATTTATAACTATCTAGTTCAGTATTAATTATAAGGCTTGTGTCACCTACTTTTACTTCATTATTATATCGCTGGCCACAAGGCTCAACGATAAAGTCAAATAAACTGTTCATTAATATTCTAAATCATACTCAACGGATATTGCCATGTTAGAATTAAACTTCTTCCACGGCAATACCTCATTGTTTTTTTTGATAAAAATGTTATAAGAATTGTCTTTTTGATCAGATATTATATGTGATATAGTGTGACCACCATACACAGACTGACCAACAGAATAATGCATTGCATCGGTTTTATAATCAGAACCGATACTGATTTTTCTGATAACTGACGACATTATTCTTCTTTTTTATCGTCGTCTTCTTTTTCAATTGGTTCATATGTGCCGTCAGCTAAATTGATATTTACTGATCCATACTCTTCTTCGAGTTCTTTTTTAAACTCTTCAGTAGATTTGTTAACCTCATGAAACTTCGCTAATACTGCGGTTTTTTGGACTTCTAAAATTCCAGTTTCATTTAAAAGTTGATTTAACTCTTTTTGAAAATCTTGGATTTTCTTTAATTGGTCTTCGGTAATTTTTTTACTCATATTAATTTAATTTAATTATTTATTTACTTAACTATTAGTATAGTTACACGTTTTATTTACTTTTTAAATATACTTGTAACCTTTTCTCCACTTCGTCCTCCGAAATATGCGAGTACAACAGCCATCATAACTTTCTCAAAAGTGTCATTCCATGTTTCACCTATGTGAAATGGTATTGTATCTACACTATCAAGTAATCCTGCTAGTGAAAATACAACAATACACCATACTAAAACTAGTGGGCGTACGTTTTTAGAAAGCCACGAATCTGAAGCGGAATCCGCCTGCCACCTTGAGGTGATAGACTCCATTTCTTTATTTTGTTGCTCGTATATTAATTGTTGTAATTTTATTTTGTCATCAGAGCTTACATCTGATTTACCTATAGCTGCTATAGCTTCACCTGGTGATGTTACTCCTTTTAGTACGTTCCCTAAAGCAGGGTTTACTATTGAAGCAGCGCCAAATAAAAGTTTACCTACAGTACTTTCTGCGAATTTCTTTTTAGGTTTTGACATGTTATTTTTTATATACGCTCCAAGCTTCTTTTTCCCAAGGAAGCTTCATAGAGCCTTCGTTCATTTTTGATCTAGGATATACCTTACCTTTCCAATACACATTTTTATCATCATAATCAAGGTCGCCTCTTTTCATTTGATCTATATGTACCATTTCATGTTTAATAACTTCTTTTCTTTCAAGAGGAGTATTTACATCTTTGTCAATTAAAATAGCTCCATTTCTATCTGCCTTACCAACAACGCCATCTTCTAACGGTACGTTATATATAGGCGTGTTATCAATAGGAAAAGGTTGCTTAATTTTAAAAGCCATTAGTTTTGTTTATAAGGAAACATTTTATTTAAAAAAGTTTTTCGGCCTTCACAGCCACAGGGTATATTTAAACCCTGTGACACTGTGTCAACCAACTTTTTAATACCAGTTGCTTTAGTTACTTTTTCTATATCGTCTCCTAAGCCTCTAGATTTCATTATGCAAGAGCTACTGAACTTACTGTGATTCCAGCTGGAAGCTGAACTTTAGCTTTTACACCACCTGGGTTAGCAGTTAATGCATAGTTAATAGCGTCTCTTACTGAAGGAACTGTTCCAACTGAAGTGTGAGTCACTGTAGCTTCATCTAAAGCTGGACCATTTAGTTTTAAAACTGTAGTAGTTCCACTTGCTGCGATAACTGAATTTACGTTATCAGCATTAATTAGAATATCACCACCAGCAAGTCCTGATCCTGATGAGTGAATTGAGATAAATTTTGCCATAATTTTGATTTTTGATTTTTGTTAATGATTGTTGTTAATGTTAATTATGAGTTTTATACAGACTCTACTGTCTCTATTTTTTGTAGTTATCCATCTTAATAGGATCTTTCATTTTTAAAGGTTTTCTACCATAAGCTTTTAAAGGAGGGTTCTTCATACTCATAGGATCTTTATCCATTTTGATAGGATCTTTACCCATTTTGATAGGATCTTTACCCATTTTAATAGGGTCTTTGCTCATGTTAATAGGATATTTCATTTCAGGAGCAGCTTCTATTGCTTTCTTTAAATGATCTGGTAATTTGTGTTGATTACCTTTTAATTGTTTATCTAATGGACCTCTTTTTGAAGTTCCTGGTTTCATTTCAAAAGGTCCTTTTTTCATTTGAAACATACCTGGTTTCATAGACATACTTGCCTTTTTATCTACAGGCATATCCTCCATGAGGTTCTTTTTTTCTTGTTTTACTGATTCTGCCATTTTTTTATTATTTAGAGTGTGAGTGTTTAGACATAAATGATCTGTCAGCAATATTATTTTCTAAATAATGTAATCTTGCTTTGCCAGATAGATTTTTATTGTATGCTTCTTTAGCATCGTATTTTGCGTCTTTTTTTAAGTTGTTTTTCATATTAATAGGATCATATGGGCTTCCACCATATTTTTTTTCGTATTTTTTTTCTTTTTTAGTGAGTCTATCTTCAACTCTATAAAGTTTATCTGTATCTTTATCGTAGTTTCCGCTAGTGTATTTATTTTGACCGTAGCCTTCTACAACAGCACCATATAAACCTCTATGTTTATCAGACAACCTGTTGATTTTTTTCTTTAATTTTTTTTGTTTATCAGGCATAACTATATTTTTAACTTAATGCAACTAAATTTTCTACACCACCTTCTGTTCCGGTAGCAAACACTTGTACTACACTTACGGGTAATATCTCTCCTTTAACTGGATTATGAAACGTTACTGTCTCATTATTTACTGTTAATACTTTTAATTTTGCGCTTGCAGCGTAAGTATATGTTAAAGTAGCGTCAGCAGCTATAGTATCTTGAGATGCTAACACATAGTTGCTAGCGTCTGTTACTGAAGCAATAGCTAAACCAGCATCTGGTAAACCAGTACCTTTAACTATCATACCCGCTTTAATAAGTGGGTTAGGAGATTTTAATCCAACATTTGTTGAGTTGTTAACAGCTGTATTATCTGTAGTTGTTGTTACAGGTAAACTAGCTGGAGAATCACCAATATATAAGTTATATTGTTTCCAAGCACCCTGAGGTGTGTCGCTTTTAGTTCTTCCATCTATAAGTAGTGTATCACTAACTGATGGCACTACTGCGGAACTATAAGCTTCTGTGTAATAATTTCTAATCATTTTTTTTATTTTTATTTTTCTTTATGTTTATTACAAAAGTTTCTAGCAGCTTCTTTACTACCAAAACCCCATTTTTTAAGAGCCATTTTAAGTTTAGTTGGTTCACCTTTAGCATCTTTTAATGCTCCAGCCATACCAGCAAACCTACACGCAAAAGAAACTCTACGTTTACCTGTGCCAGAAGTTTGCCTAGTACCAAGTGTTTTACCTGTTTCTTTTTTATGTTTAGCTCGCATTGCGCGGTTTTGCTTTTCGTAAGCTTTTTCTTTTATATTGTTTGGTGATTTACTAGCCATAACTATTCTCCACATTTTTTACTAGGATCATCAACTCTTCTCCAGTCTTCTTTTTCAAACCAGTCGCGTAATGTAGCACCTTTTTTTCTAGCGCCTTTAACGTTTGTTTTTGATGATCTTTTATATTTACCTTTTGATCCGGCTGATTTCTTAGCTCTAACCAACTCATCTCTTTTTTCTTTTGACATACTATCAATTTTGCTTTTAGGCAAACATGTTTTAGTAGTTCCTCCGCCTTTTTGTTTTTTCTTTGTAGCTGGTGAGTCAGAAGCCTTTACACAGCTACCTTTAGAAAACTCAGTTGTACCTGGTTTTCTTTTATAACCTTTCCAACATGAAAGAGGGTTGTTAGCTTGTACGTAAGGCATTTGTTTTTATTTTATAATGTTCATACATTGCTCTACCTAAATCAGTTCCGTTTTTACTATCAGAAGCGTAATGTAATCTACCAATATTTCTACTTAAAGATATATTATCAGCTTCTTTCATTATTTGCGATCTTAAATTAGGATATATGTCACTTAATACTAATCCTACTAATTCAGCTTGCGCTGAGTGACCTGAAGGGTAAGCTTTTGTTTTTGCAGATTTTAAATCTACAACATCTAAATCTATATTATAGTTTTTAGCTATTTCATTAGGTCTTGATCTACCGTGATAATTTTTTAAATTTATAACTAAAGGTCTACTAAAATTAACAAGGTATGTAACTAAATCTTTTGGATACTGGTAACCATTTTTTTTAATTACATTTTTAAACACACGTGGAATACTATCATAATATTCTACAAATTTTTTATCTACATCTAAACTATCTATGTCTTTTATTTCTTTTAATGTAGTTAAAGAATTATCTGCAGGTGGTTTTTGATTTTTAAATTTAATTAAATTGAAATCATCAAATACATTCATTAGGCATCTTTGCCAAGTTTTTTCATGGCTTTGTTTCTAGCACACTTCATTTTACTAGCATAGCTAGGATTTTTTTTACGATTAAAAACTATTTGTTGATTTAAACTACCTACAATAGCTTTTTTATTACCTTTTCTACTTTTAATAAGCCAACTAGCTAGAGCTTCACAAGATAAATCTTTAAACTTACCTTTTGCATCAGCATACTTACTGTCTTTCCACTCTGGTTTCTTTTTAGCCATTACTTCTTTTTTGATTTACCCATTTTACCTGGTCCACCAGCTTTAGTACATCTTACACCCCAACCTGAAGCATAAGCACTTGGCCAAACATCAAACTTTTTTTTCGCAGCAGCTTTACAAGCTGGACTAATTTTACCTTCTAAAGGTGTTTTTTCTTTTACTTTTATTGCCATTATATTACTTTGTATTTGGTTTTACCATTTTCTTTATATGCTTCTAAGCATCTGTTTCTGTTTACTTCTTCAGAAATATAACTCACATGTATCCAGTCTGGGTTTATGTCTGTGCCAAATTCCCATATCATCTGATCATAATCTAAGTTAGCCTTAATCCAATTAAACATTTCTGCATTAGACATATGACCATATGTGTCGTCAATATCGAGAGCGCAACCAATGCAATGTTGAGAAGATTTACTTCCTCCAATTGCAGAGTTAAGTTCTGGTGAGCGATAGAAACTATTAATAGCTATTGGACCACCTACAAATTTACGTAGTGGTTCAAAAACTTTTTCAGCAATAGTTTTCATGTTTATTAAATCTTGCTCCCTGGGAATATTGTCAATACCTAACCGAGTAGCTGTATTTGATTTAATAGCTTCTTTAAGCGATATGTGTTCACTTATTCTATCACTCATTATAGTAAGTTTTTACTTAGCCTTCTGAGTTATAGGCCCAGCTTTATACATTGGCATATCTTTTAACACCTGTATAGGGTCCATACCATATCTTGGATTACCTTTTTTTAAATTTGATGGTTGATGAGGTCCACCCCATACCGCATCAGCTCCTGTTTGTCCTGGATTTTTTGCCATAATTATTAGTTTTTTCTATTTACAACGTAAGGTTTACCTTGTTTGTTTAATTTTATTTTTCCTAGATCCTGTAAATCTTCAACTGATTTTCTTTTATAATTTTCTATTTTTTTAGATAAATCATCATAATCAGTTTCATCAATCATTTTACCTTCTTGTTTTTTAAACTTATTAGGTAAAAACAAAGTGTCTGATAGTTTTTCATTACCACCCATATATAGAGGAGCTACCGGATTAGGCGCAGGAGGCATAACAGGTTTATCTGTTCTACGCAACTGCATTTGATCAGCTAAAGCTTGACCTTCAAATAAGTTTTGACCTATATCTTGTATTTTTAAGTTTTGTCTTAAACTTCCAGCTATATTAGGCATAATAGGCATTTTAAGACCTTTAGACATTGAATCTATTTTTTTAGCTTGAGCCTTATGCATCGCTGAAGCTTTTCTTAATTCACCAGCTATTACCTTTAGTTTATCTTTATTAGCCATGACTATTTACTAGCTTCTAATATCTTAATAACAGCTTTTAGTTTAGCTATTTTTTTATCAACAGAAGAAACTTCTTTTACTACTTCTTCTTTTTTAGATTTTTTTGCCATAATTTTATTTTTTATCTTTGTTAGCATGTTTAATTGATGTTTGTAAAACTTTATCCATATATGTTTTACCTTTCATTATTTTGTTTCTATGTAAACTTGTTGGAATATCTTCTTTACCTAGCATAATACGGTACATTCTACTTATAAGCTGTTTGCACTTAAATGAAACTTTATAGATATTATACTTTTGAGTTGTCCTGTTTCTTTCTCTCCAAACTATTATCCAACCTTTTTTAAGTAATCTGTTCCAGCGCCTGTTGTCCCAACTATAAGCATAAGTACCGATTTTAAAATCATGCTTTGTAAACAAGTCTATACAATCTAAATATATAAGTAACTCTAAGTCTGCGTCATTAAGATCGTAGTTTTTGCAAGCCCATTTACGTATAATTCTATAATGTTTAAATAGATTTAAATCTCTAATGTCACTTGCTTCTAGTCTCATAACACAACAACCACGTTGTTCATATTAACTATAGTGTATATTTCTTTTTTTACTTCTATGTTATGCGAGTTGTTTTTGTCAAAATAAATAACATCATTTTCATTTATACCATTTACTTCAGAACCTGCTGATATAACAACTCCTTCTGTGTATCTAATATCTTCACGTTGTTTTTCACCTAACAACAAACCGCCTTTAGTTTTAGCAATACCTTGTTTTACTAAACTAACTACTAAATTTTTACCTACCGCTTTCATCACCAACTCTTAAATTGTTAATAACACAGTCAGTAGAAAGTATTGTAGTAGCTACTGATGAAGCATTTTGTAAAGCGCTTTTTGTTACAAGCAACGGATCAATAATTCCGTGTTGTATCATATTTACTGTATTTCCTGTAACCACGTCAAGACCTTCACCCTCTGTTGAATTAACTCTAGCTTCTGGAATACCAGCGTTTTCTAGAATTTTATTAAATGGAGCTTCTATAGCTTTTAATAAAGCTCTTTCGCCCGGATTAGATATTGTACAATTATCAGCTGCGTTTAAAAGCGCAATACCACCGCCTGGAACAATACCTTGTTTTATAGCAGCTTTGGTAGCACATATAGCATCTTCAACTCTAGCTTGTTTTTCTTTTAGCTCTACTTCTGAATTTGCACCAACTTTAACAATAGCTACTAAAGCAGATAGTCTAGCCAACCTTTTTTCTAATTTTTGAACCATTACTGGATTCTTAGTTTTATTTAGTTGCTTTTCTAGCTCGTCTATTAAGTCGTCTACAGCTTGTGAGGTTTTATTAAGTTGCAATATAGTTTCGTTTTCATCGGTTACACTTTTTAAGCATTCACCTAAATGTTCTGGCCCGATTAAATCTATATCATCACCTAAGTCCTCGTTTATAATTGTTGCACCCGTAAGTAAAGCTAAATCATCTAATGTTTCTTTTTTACTTACACCATAAATAGGAGCATCAATTACGTTTACTTTAATATTACCTTTTATTTTATTCATAGCTAAAGCAGACATAACTTGTTTATCTACATCAGCTATAATAAGTAAAGATCTTTTGTTTTTTATAGCATGCTCTAAAACATTTTGTATTTTTCTTACGTTTTCAATTTCAGATTCAACTAACAAAACTAGAGGTTTATCTAGCTCTGCAGTTTTCTTATCTTGATTAGTTACAAAATGTATATTTTTTAAACCTCTTTCATATGGAACACCGTCAATAAGTTCATACGTGGTTTGAGGTAAGTCAGTTGGCTCTAAAACAACTACACCGTTGTCTCCTACTGCTCTAAAAGCGTCTGCTATTATTTTACCAAGCTTAGGGTCGTTATTTGTAGATATAGTTGCAACTTGATCTATCATATCACCAGTAACTGGTATTGATATTTTTTCTAAGTATTTAATAACATTGTTAGTTGCTTTTTGTATACCTTTTTTTATACCTCTTATAGAGTCTTCTTCACTATAGTTATAAGCTTGTTCTAAAATAGCATGTGCTAGTACTGTTGCAGTTGTAGTACCATCACCCGCTTCTTTTACTGTTTTTCTAGCAGCTTCTTTTAACAGTGTTGCCCCCATATTTTCTACAGGATCTAACAACGTTATAGCCTCTGCTACAGTAACTCCATCTTTTGTAATAATTGGTTTACCAGTATTATCTTCTAATATAACACACTTACCGCTAGCCCCTAGTGTGGAGCTAACAGCTTGTGTAAGTTTTGTAATACCAGCA